GAACGAACTCTCGATTACTCACCTAAGAGAAAATCCGCAACTTAGGTAGTGCTGAACCGCAAAGTACGCAAAGTTACCCGAAGTTTCAGATGTTTTTCCCCTTGCTATAGCTGCGCAGAAACGTCAGGCATAAAAAGGAAAAGCGCAGTATCACGCGCCCTTTTTATGTTTGTAAGTGAAGGGTAAACGCAGCTATATAAGGGGCAGTTTTTTGGTTCGTTTTTGGCTGCCCAAAAATGTGATGCCGCGCGCGATAAATTCCGCAGGTAAAGCGATATAAGTTAGTTTTAACCATATTGCGTATATTGAAATTCAGTTACAAAAAAGCAAAGCATAAATAGCCGAGGCAATGCCAGTATAGCATAGAGGCAGTATAGGCAGACCACATCTTTTGCGGCGACTACGAAGTGGGGTCTCTGTCCCCGCTAAAAACAGCCTGAGCCATAATCCTCCTGCGAACCCTCCATCCATTGCAATGACTGCAATGGGCAAGCCAACTACCAACTCGCTGCCGAACCTTTGACATTGGAATCTTTCCTTCAGCATACCTAGCCCGCATATAGCGCAAGCGAGATACCATTCGACGCGCCGATGATTTACGCAACAGCCTGTGGTCACGCCAGAGACGGAACCCCATCAAATCGATACCTTGCTCGACAGGGAATATTGATGTCTTCTTGTTGAGTGAAAGGCATAGTTTATTCGCTAGGAAGGCATCCACTAATTCCAGCATTCGATGTAGCTCGGCCTTGTTGTGGTGCAGTAAAATAAAGTCATCCATATAGCGGGCATAATGCGTCACCTTTAGCTCATGTTTTACGAACATATCCAGCTCGTTAAGATATATATTGGCGCACCATTGGCTAATCAGATTGCCTATAGGCAGATTATGACTGTCAACATCATCCCTATCGCCCTCAATGAACACAATCTGATCCAACAAATCCAGAGTACGCTTACATTTTATTTTTCGTTTAATAATCGACATCAGAACGTGATGATTAATTGATGGAAAGTACTTTGAAATATCTGCCTGTAAGCAAAAGGCGCGGCCTCCCCACATATCGTGAGCTGACTGCAGCATTGATGTTACGCGGTCGAGCCCAGCATGCACGCCCTTGCCTTTTCGGCAGGCGAAAGAATCACTTATAAATAACCCGTCCCATAGGGGCTCAAGAATATTCATTACAGCATGATGCATTACACGGTCACGAAACGGCGCGGCATAGATGAGTCGCTCTTTTGGCTCATAAACGCTAAATACAAAGTACTTTCCGGGCGTGTACATACCCCATATCAATTCATTTTGCATCTGAATTAGATTTTCCTCAAGGCGATCACGAAACTTAAGTACAGCTCGGTCCATGCTTCTACCGCGCGAGGCCTTGCGATACGCCAACTCAAGATTATCGAAAGCAGCAATGCGCTCAAACAAGTTACCATGACGCTTCATCTGAAGGGGATCCGACGGCAACGGGCTTCGCTATAGCTACTAGCCGCCTGCCACCGGATATTAGTCCCGATTTTTGCCTTTTTAAGACAGGGGGGACATGGCCGTACTTGGGTCGCGCTGGGCACCGGTCCTTAAGCCTGTGCCTTCTGGCAGCCCCATGTATCGCGCGCGCGCCGATGTTCCAGTTCGCGTTAGCCGGCCCGTTGTTGAGGTTGAGTGCACCAGGGCACCGGGCACCGTTGTTGCAGTTGCCACCGCGAAGCGCAAATTTACCATATACCCTACCGGCCAGAATGATTGGCAGACTGATGCTTGATCCACCCACCAACCATCTTGCCAATCTCTACAATCATGCCCGCCCAAACTTCGTACCGCTTGAACGCAAGAAAAGACAAGTCTTTCGCTAATCGCACCAGAGTCATGAGTGCGTGGTTCTCTATGTCGAGATCCTGTAACGTTGTCTTTTTATAATACTGCCTTCTAGCGCGAATAACGAAACGCAGAATAGTAAACATGCAGGATTTAATCTCTGCCGCTAGCGTGTGCTTTTCACTGTTTGGGAATTGCCGCAAACAAACGTACCCATACTCAATCATTTCATAAGCCTTGCGCTCCAGCACAAGAGGCTCGCTCCCGCGAGCTATACGAGCATCAGCACTCAAGGTACAAGTACCGCGCGCGCGCCGATGTTCCAGTTCGCGATAGCCGGCCCGGCGCTGAGGTAGAGCGCACCAGGGCACAGGGCACCGTTGTAGCAGGCGCCACCGCGAAGCGCAACAATTTCTCCGGATGCACTAAACCAAAATCCTTGACCATCCATCGGCCCCGCGCCTGCTGCGGTAGTAGACGCTGGGATGCCGTGCCGGACAATATCGACGTCATCGCGATAGCTCGCAACCATCTGACCTGCCGTCACGCCAGAAACCGCTCGCACAGTATTGAGATACGCGGCATCAGCATAGCTGGCTGGAGGGTCGATGGTTTTTCCTGATGAATATATGCCGCCATTAAAGAGCCTGAGCCCGTCAGTAAACTCCCACCGATTACCGCAAAAGTCATCGACAATCGTGCGCCACTGCTTGGGGCCTGAGCCTGTGAGGCTTGCGCCATAATCGGCCAACTGCGCCACATCTAGCATGCCAACCTCAGAGCCATCACCATGCCAAGCTGGCACATGATCTGCCGCTGAGTATCCAAATGTGTTTCCTCGCAACGACAACCCATTGATGCGACTCCATACCCACAGCTCAAACCAGTGTTGGTCTGTCATTAATCCGCCTTTGCCAGCCCATGCTGTTCCAGCCAGGCCGCCGCTGCCATGCTCAAAATCGCCAGTCGCAAAGCGGGTGGCCAAGTAAGTTTTGAAGTGGGCTATATTTTGCGAAACACGCGGAGAAACGAGAGGCTGCGACACATAAGCATGGACCGTAGTGCCGTTGGCGGCCGTGCCCAGCCTGCTAGCAGATGCGTCGGGCGAGCTGCATAGATACATATCAACCCAATATCCACCCATATCTACAGTCGCATAGTCAACAGCAGAGACTGCGCCCGATGGGGCGTCTGCTGGATGAAACCAGTCGCCCACCGTATTTGATGCCGTGGCTGTTGCACCCAGCACTGTGAGCGCGCGAGCGGCGCGAAATGGCGGAATCCATTTCATGTATGATTTCTTGCCATCTCCATCGATGTATACATCGATTCTCGTGTCAAATTTCGATAAGCGTTCTAATGATTGCAGCGATAATTCAGCCATGATTAACTCCTTATTTTATACTGGGCTGGCAAATGTGACGATATTGAGCATGCTCAAATCAAGTGGCGGTGGCGGCGTCGGGTTTCCGTTGGCATCTTCGCCAGCCTGTGCGAATGGGATCGATATTTCTGCAAGCTGCCAATACATCTCTGATGCTGGATTGATATGCGCAATACCCGCAGCATCAACATAAATGCGCACCGTCTTGCCTTCTAGACCTGCCAAGTCGATGTCGCTTGCTGCGCTCATACTGCCGTCGGGCATCCTGATGGGCGGAATAGTGATAATTGACCCTGATACGTTCATTGTGTTCTCCTAAAGTGCTGATATTTCGATTTCTGCTGATAGCTGCTGATTATAAACTGAGCCTCTGCCAGTATTGTAAACGACCACTGTGTTGGCAGATTTTACATAGCTAAGCTGCCCTCCCTGCGCGGCTGCATTTACACCGATAAGATTAAGCTTGACCAGATAATTGAGGTCACTTTTATTGTGAGTCACCGTTGCGCCATCCATACCTTTCAGTAGTACAGACCCAGTTAAAAACACTTGCCCCGATGATCCAGCCGCAGCTGTGGGCCATGCACTTTTGCCAACGCCGCCAAGGACAAATGTACCGGCACTTATTTTTGATTGAGCTGTATCTACCAAAGCTAGCACCTGATTTAGAGCGGTCTCTAGTGTCTGAAAATCATTCTCATGCGCGGCACGTAGCGCGACCGCCGTTGGGCTGAGTGGTAAAAGTGGGGTTTGCGTTTGTATGGCCATTATATTAATACCTCTTTGAGTGTAGCGGCGACAATCGTCGCGTTGTTTCTATGAATACCTTTGAGTGGGTCAGCTTCAGCGGCGAGCACAAGGCCGCCATGCGAGCCTGGGCCAGCTTTACCTGTGGTGAAGGTGTAGGTTTGGAAATCGTTGCAGCCGTCCACTTCAATTTCCATACGCGGAGATGATGTGACAATAGGGTCTGCAACTGGCGCGGCATCCAATAATATATTGCCATCAAGAATCATCTTGCGGGCACATATAAATAAGCCGGCTCCACCAGGGCCGCCTGGTTGACTCGCCAATGGACCTAGGCCGACGATGTTTGAAAGCCCGTACCCATAATTAATATCGTAAGATGCGTAGCCTTGCGATTTTGCCCAAATGGTAGCGAGCGTGATGCGATTGTTTGATGTTGCTCTTGGTAAAGCATGACCCGCTGAGCCGCCATACGAGCCAGCCAAGTCAGTTGGCAGGCCTGAAAGTGAGGTGATTTTTGGAGGGGTAGCCCCATCATCTGTTGCAGATACAATGTCAGCCAAGCCAGCGTTTAGCGGCGCTAAACCGCCAGCACCAACGCCATCTATGATATCAAGGTCGGTTGTGCTAACAGCTTTTACGCCACAATATGATGTTGAATATAATCCCTGCCAGCGCCATTTAAGTTGGCCTTCTTCATGGTCAACTTTGATATTGCCAACGCCGCCAGCTGTGCCATTCGTAATACCGTCAATTTTATCACTGTTACCCGTACCATCGAGGGTAGCGGCTGCATTTAAGCGAAATTCACCAGAGCAGAAGATGCGAGTGGTAGCATGAATTGACCAGATGCCAAAAGCTTCATACACGCCGCCTTCACCCACAGGAACATACCAGTCGCCGCCATCAAGCGTCATACCAGCACCACTCGGGTTGAGCGACAACAGATTTCTATCTGCTGGGATATCAATATCTGCAAAGCCATTGAGAAATGCAGAATCTGCATAAGCTGACACAACACGAAATGTGGTGATGGTGGCGCGTTCTGGTTGGGCAGCAAAAGTTGCAGCAATAGCGCCTGAGCCTTCCTGCTCATCTTCAGTTAGCAGTTCAAAACATTGGTTCAATACACGACCGCTATTCAATGGCAGGTTGGCGCGGATCACATCACCAATTTCCCAAGGGAAACATCTGTGCAATAAAGTAGCGGGAAAAACCAATGTTGGGCGGGAGTACTTAGCGAGCATGCGAGACAGGAAAACGAATACTGCATCAACGCCTCTGCTGTTACTTGCTACCAAACCTTCGCTGGTGATGGTGATTTCTTTGCCTTCACCATCGATGGATACACCACCTTCATCTTTGAATGTGACGCTACGTTGAAACTCACCACCCACACGCGGATACCTATCCCATTTAAACACGATTGAGGTGATGTGTTGCGATTCGTCCACACGAACCATTTCACCCCAGCTTTTCGCCAAATCTTGATCAAGCACCATGTTGGCGTAGTCACCATACGATTTGGTGTTTTGGACCATGTCCGCATAATCATGGTTATATGCTTTGAGCCGAATTCTACCATCACCCGTAAGCTGCGGGGCAACAGAGAGTAATCGGAAGATTTCACGCTGTGCGTAATAAAGCGCGCCCACCGCTTTGGTGAAAATAAAATTGAATGGAACATACACTTCGCCAGTCGTTGTATTCTTCGTGCCCAGCTGCGTTTGCAGTTTGGCCCATTGCGTAATCTCAATATGGTTGTTGATATCCATACCAGCATGCCAATGCGCCGGCAGATTAACTGGTGCAGTGGCCATCACCCAAGTTTGGGTAACAATTGAATTTACAAAGGTGGTATTATAATAATACACATTGGTTCGGTAGTAAAAGTTATATTGCCAGCCATCCACAGGCGCAGGGTCAGTTGCCAGCGCCGAAGTATTGCGTGTGGATGTTGCTGGCGGTGTTGTTTTGGAGTTCGGTACAGCAAACGTTTGCTCATAGACATTATACACAGTGTCTGCCCAATGCCCTGCATCGCTAGGCACAAAGCCAGTGAAGAGCATGGTTGCAATATCAATGCCGCACCCAGTCATGTTCACCACTTCAGTAACGGTTTTATTCGCATCATGCGTTGCAGGCGCAGTTCCATGCGCAGCACGCGATACGGATATAGTCATGCTCAATCCATCTACGCTTAAAACGGGTTGAGCTAGCACCTTCATGATTTCCTTTTCAATACCAATATGGCTCATATTGGCCACATAAGGGAAGCCGCCCTCGATAAATCGGGCGATGGTCACTGTGGTGTCTGCATAGTCGGCTACCGCGATGCTATTAATGAGCACAGCAGTATGGAGCACCATGATTTGCTTATCGGCCAACGCATCGATTTTTTTGGCTGTAATGGTCCATACGCCATTGAGTTCGGTTGCTTTGGAAATTTGGAGGCGACGGCGCTTGAGCCTATCATCCCAACTATCGCCAACATGCAAACGATAGATATCAAGATACTGGCGTTTCAAGCCGTGGCCAGCTGCGCGGGCAGCTTCGACTAAAGCAGAGAACTTACCGCCAACATCAACAATGCGCAGCGTGACTGTGCCTATTGATGTAGTGCCTGTGACCGCGTTTAAGGTTTCGCTGATGCCGCTGATTGAACCTGGCTCCAAATATGGAAACCATGAAGCCGCTGGAGGCAAAGGTGTGGTTGTGCCGTCCACCAAAACATCAATCTCACGATTGCTGAAATACATATCGTTTACATCAACAATATTCTTACCGTTGGTAAACAATATTTCACCAACGTCTACCACTTGCTTGCTCGATGAAAGCACGTGCTGGCGTTGTCTATCTGCAAGTACTTGCATCAGTAAGTGCCTGCCAATGCAAACGCGGGGATGACTCGGTCAGTTTGGTTGGTGGTGTATAAAACATCAAAGCTAAATGTCCAACGGTTGGTATCGCGCTCGCGGGTTGCAGGCGCGCATCGTTTGGCCAAAACAACCTGAGATTCATTAGGGTAGTTTTCGTAATCTTCAAACCATTCAACCGCGCTGTGTTTAAAGTGTTTGCGCAGCGCTTCCATCACCGCATGGTCATTGGCCACACCATCAATCCGCGTCTGTAAAACGCGCTCAAATACAATGGTCTGGCCATCTTGAGTACCGTGATCAACAACCTCGCCAACGCTGCTCGCTGCCATTGTGAGATGGCGGTTTTCTTGCTCGATGGGCTGTAACTTTTTGTAGCGCCAATCGAGGAGGATTTCCACAGTGTCGCCAATTGCGTAGGTATCCCCCTGCGCCAACGCCGCATAAAAATCAGGCGATTGATAAGGTGAGCGCGCGGGTGTCGCTACGGTGGCTGTGTATCGAATCATGCCAATCATGCTGCTTTATCCAGGCGCGCTTCATCAGCAAGCACGCGGCTTTGGTTGGTGCCGGGTTCAAACATCACTTCGCCGTTAGCATTCACATCTTCTTTGATTGCTGGCTTGATAACAGAGCGATAAAAATCAATGCCACCCACAGAATTTTGCAGGTTGTTATTGGTGGTGTAGTAATAGTTATTCACCACTGGCTGCGTATTTTGCTGCCAAGATGGGAGCCCTGTTGCGGGGTCAACTGCAACTGTGGCTTGTGTGTCACCACCGCCGCCGCCAGCTGAGATGGTGGGTACCGAAACTGCGCCGCCGCCGCCATTGAATTTTTGACCTTGAATCACTTGTGAGTTGGCTACGCCTGCGGCCGTAATCGCGATAGCTGCAATGGGGCCCGCAATTGGGCCAAGTGTAGAGATCGCTTTGGTGGCACCGAGCGCGGTATGGATGACGTTTTCAGAGTGGGCGGCCAATTTGCCAACTTCAAAGAGCTTGCGGTTTTCGCTGGCCATCAAGCCAGAGAGCGCGCCGAATGTAGCGGCCGCAAAGCCTACTTTTTGTTCGCCTGACCATTTTTCCCAATCTGCTGAAGCTTTTGAGAATGCCTGTATATTACCAAGCATGGCCATTTGATTTACTTTTTGGTCTCTGCTGAACGCTTGGTTGAGCTGACCTTTGATATTGTAGGCTGCGGTTTCGCCCGCAATAAGCCGTTCCAATACCTTGGCTGTTTCTTCATCAGCAATGACGCCAAGCTGATCAGCCGTGGCTTGGGCCCGGCTTATTTTTGCTTCGGCATACGATGCTTCAAGTGCATCAGTCCAGTTATTCTGGTCGATAAGACGCTGACGTTCATCGTCCATTGCCTTCAAATCAGAATCAAGGCGCATCAATGCGCGGTCTTCATCCGTTGCAGCATTTTCAGCCGCCGCTTGGTTTATCCTGGCATATTTCGCAGCCTGTAAACCCACCACCTTATCGCTGGCCGATTTGGCAACCCTGAGTTGATTATCCCATGTGCTATCAAGCCAAGATTGGTATGAAGATTCCAGCGCTTTAACTTCCGCAGAGCCTTCGCCGTGCGTGTCTACAAGCTGTTGCCATGTTTCAGAATATTTATCACTTGTTTTGGTGAATGTATCGTCAAACGCAGTGCTCAACTGGTTAGTTAATGCTCTGGCATCATCCAAAGACTTCTTGGCCAAAGCGGGGTCAATCGGTTTTACCTCAGGCGTTTCTGGTGATGAGGGTTCATCATTGGCTGATTCTGGATTTACTTTTGCTCTGCGCATATTGTTGAGCGCAGCCACCATTTTTAATACTTTTTTATCAAATTCCTCTGCTGACAGTTTACCCGCAAACTCGTTCATGCTCAGACCAAGAGAGGCCAACTCAGCTCTTGCGGGGAGCAGCTTCTCTTTAAACACTTTCATCGCTGTGGCATGGCCACGTGTTGCTGCGCCAGCACTATTTTGATGCGCCTCGTAAGCTGACAATGCCTCTGAACCAAGCTCAAATATTTTAAAGACACCTTCAGCCGCAGCTAATGGGAGTAGCGCTTTTCCCAGGGCTTTCGCACCAAGTGTCGCAGATGCTAATGAAATAGTGAGCCCAGAAAGCCCGACCCTAGCTACAACAGCTTGCGCACCGACAGCTGCCAGACCAACCGCGATTTCAGGCAAATACTCAGGAATGTATTTGATTTGATCTGCAATGGTCATCAAACCTTTGGCCAACGTTTCAGCGGAACCAGATGTTTTGCCGAAATCGCCAATCATCTTGACCATTTCATTGCTTATTTGAACGCGAGCATCACCAACCGTTACCGGCATGCGCTTGAATTCTTTGTCTACAGTGCCGGCTTCTTTAACAATGGCTTTGATTAAAACATCAGTAGTGAGCTTTCCATCCTCAGCAAGAGCGCGCATGTCCCCGTATGCAACACCCATACCATCCGCCATCATGCGAACCACACGCGGCATTTGCTCATTCATGGAGCGGAACTCATCACCACGCAATACGCCTGAAGCAAATGCCTGGCCCAACTGAATCAAGGCATTGGACTGCTCAATATTCGTTGCCCCTGAAACCTTGCCAGCCTGATTGATGGCGGTTGTTACCGTTAACAAATCCGATTGGGCAATTTCTAAATCTTGCGTAGAGCGGCTCATTCTGCTGTACAGATCAACCGTTCCTGCCCATTCAGCGCGGGTATCTTTGGCAATAAGTTGTAATTCAGTTTGCGCAATGGCGAATTCTTCTGTGGACTTAACTGCGTTGATAAGCCGTGCATTTACACCAACGAAGGTGTCGCTTGCATCTGTAGCCGCCATCGCGCCGCGAACTGACAACCATGCGCCAGCTAGAGCCATCACTCGGCCTGTAAGTGCTCCAACGCCACTTCCAGCTTGTGGCAGACCAGCCATTTCGCGTTTTAAGTCGGCAACACGATTACGAGTCTTAACATGAGCCCTGGCTAACTCGCCAGATGATGCTGAACCTGAAACGGCCAGACGCTTGTGCGCAGCTGTTACCAGTGAGATTTCATGCCGAATATCCCTATCGGTACGAATATCCAAGGCTTTGAATGCTGCTGATTTTTTGGCGTAATCAGCTTGGGCAAGTGACATTTTCTTGAAGGATTGGCTGGCGGTTTCACCAGCGCCAGCAGCTGAGCCTTTGAGCTTATCAAAATCAGCAGCGCTGACTTTGACTTCACTGCGAAGACCAGAGCCATCACCTGTAAAGGTAATCCCAACTTTTATGTCTTTGCCGTTGCTCATGATTTGTTCCAAGCCTCCAAAGCTGCTGATTCCAACGTGCGGATACGATCAAATACATCCGCCTTATCTTTCACTCGCCGCATCCGCATCAATGATTCAAGTGCGGTATAATCAAGCCCTGTTCTTACGTTGATAAACCCAGTGTTTGTTGCCACCAAGCGGTAGCGCCATTGGCTGGAAGCATCAAAGAAGAGAAGTAGCGCCTCCCAGTTTTCAGGGAATACCCCAAAATCTTCCTCCTCGCCCAGCTCTTCCTCCTGAGCAAGCTCCTGCTGGTATTGCGCAATCACTTCAGCAGGTGCGTCCATGCTTTCCAAATCTTCAAGCACTGTGTCATCGTCGCCGCCGCTACGACGTGGGCTTGCCCAGTATTTCGCGGCGTCTTTTAGTTTTTTGCAGGTGCCCCAGCGAGGACTTGTTCGTCATACGTTTTCCAAATTGCCATTTCGGCGCGTTCATCTTCACAAAGTTCTTCGAAGTTCTTCTTGGTAAAGGGTACTGCATCACCATTGGCATCTGTCACGAATTCCCAGCCTGCGACTACACGTTTCAGAATGTCGGACACCAGATCGGTTTCAGTCCATTTTTTTCGCGCTTCAATAGTGAAGAGCAGCTTGATTTTCCTCTCTTCAACTTTGCCATCATCCACAGGCTCAAGGATGATTACTGGCCACCAAATTTTGCGTTCTTTTTGTAATACATATGCCATGATTTACCCCTTATTTGAATGTGAATTGCAGATCGTTGTCATCACCAGCGTCGGAAGGCAAAAACACCAGTGGGATAGTTAAGTTGGAAACACCATCCGACTCACCCAGCTCAGGTTTTCCGCGCTGCACGCGTGGTCCATCCACACGAATGATTTGCCCAGCGGTTAAGCCGTTTTCAAACACCAGTACTTCTGGGTCGCCATAAGCAGTGGAGAAGAAATCTTTGGTGGCCAGCGTTGGCTCTTGGATGGTGATGGAGCCTGTGATAGCGCGCTCGGTGATATCTACAGACTCATAGTTCACCAGTGGGCGGTGGGCAGCTTTGATGCCGCTATCGATATCCAATTTTTCTAAGATGGCTGCATAACCACCCAAGGTGAATGTGGTATTTTGCTTATTCACAGGAGGAATCGGCACCGAAGTAAAACCAGCAAAGTTGAAGGTGGCGGGCATCACTTGTGATGCTGGATCGGTGTACAAAGCAATCAGCGAGACACTTAACATCATGTCGCCTTTATTGCTGGCGCTAAACTTCCATGAACCGCGCGCACCAAGCAAACGATGGCGGATACCAGCCGCAGCACCGCCACGGAAAAAATAGAGGGTATCGCTTTCTTCACCATCAGAAACAAGCTTGTATTGACGATGCACACCAACGGATGTGATGCCCGCAAAACCCACTGCGCGTAAGATGGCATCGATAGCCGGAATACTGCCTGCAGCACCCGCACCACGAAGACGAACATCAAAGTCCAGCATCACACGCTTGTTGATCAATGTTTTGAGGTATGCGCCAGAGCTACCTGGGCGAGCGTGGGTGCGTTCAATTTCGTCCCCGTCCAGAGCAACCAGTTTTACGTTTTCAACCAAGATGGCGTTTAGCGCTGCTGTTGGTACTTTGTCGGTGCCATACGTTGTTTCGACAGCTGCCGCGAGTCCCATTCGTTTTGCTTTAAACATGATATACTCCTTTTACTTCGTTTTGCTGGCAGGCGCTTGTTTTGCCGCCGCCGCTTGTTCTTCTATTCGGGTGGTTTTATCGCTGACAGGAGCTGCCGCTTTGGTTTGCTCCAGCTGGGCTTTTTTACCCTTTTCATCAATCTCGTAGCTTCCGCCAAGTCTTCCCATGATGTTCTCCTTACACTTCGTTGGTATGTGTTGTTGAAAATTTGTCGCGCCAAAACACCGCGCTATTGGCCACATGAAACAATGACCCGCCTTCGAATTCGCACAGGTCAAAAGCAGTGCTTGGAGCCCAGCCGACCAGCGCATTCATCGATGCCAGGCGAATGGTGCGTAAGCTCTCGGCAATGGCTTTTTCGCCATGTGGATCAGAAACATCTTTAACCGCATAGACCACAGCGAAACGGTTGGTGATTTGCTGGGTGATCACTTGTGAGCCTGAGGTGTTGCTGCGTGCATCTTCAGCCAATGGAATCACAAACGCAGAAGGCATTTGGCGCACACCTTGTTTGATGGCATTGCCCAATTCGGCTGCACCTTCAACTGCAACCAAGCCTGACACTTGTGCCTTTAAGCGAGCCACCACATCGGTGATATTTAAAATCTCAATGGTCATCAGAAGCCCTTCATACTTGTGCGATCAAACACACGAGTCTGGCTTGTTATGCGTACATCCAAAGAAGTTGAATCAGCTGTTGGTGCGGAAGCTTCGCCCCAATTCGCTTTGCCTTCGCCAATGCGATCAAGCAGTGCGTGAGCGGCCTTTACATCTTCTTTAACTGAGTCGGGTTTATCCATGCCTCGGCGGCTGTATAAAATGCCAATGGCTAGGGTTGTTGATAAACTGGTCGCAAGCGCTGGCACTGGATTAAGCGGCACAGCGAAGCGGTTGGAAATTCGAGCATTGATATCAGCATCAGCATTGTCGATCGCTTTGGCGATGACTGCTGGGTCTGCGATACCATCTTTGTTATCATCGGAGAGTTGGATGAGATATTGTTCATCGTGCGCTTCAATAAGGTCGGCATAAGTTGAATACGGCATCGTTGATTCTCCTGTTAAAAGTGTGGTGGTAAAAAAGGGGCGAAGCGAACCCCGCCCCTTTTATTCACTATGGCTTGCTTTGCTTTGTTTTAGCCTGTGGCCAATGCGGCATCACGCTCTGCAGCACTTACGGGATATCCCAGTGCATTTGATAGCGCTGCTGTTTGCGGCACACCTTCAGCTTTCGTCCAAACTTCGCCGTTGGCTTGGTCTGGATTCAAACCTGCAATCGCGGCCTTGATAGCTGCATGTAATGCTTCAGCTGCTTCAGGTTTTGTGTTGCCAGTGGCTTCTTTCTTCGCTTTGGCTTCGACCAGGCTTACGCCTTCAGCTTCTTCAGAATCAAACAGTTCGATTTGTTCATCTGTGAGTTCCAGTTCGTGTTCGCCGTGAGCGAGATGACCAAGCCCGGGCAGAGACAAACCATTGTATGGTGCAATTCTGATTGTACGTTTTGCCATGTCCTTCTCCTTTTCAATTTTTTAGGGATTCAGTGGTTTGATAAAGAGGGGGGGCAATCGCCCCACCTCGTTATTCAAGTGGCTTACTGGCCAGTGAGGTAATCAACCAATTCAAGCTTGGCAGTGCCTTTCCACGTGTTGGTGGCGCCAGCTGCATCGCGGTCGTTGGTTAACAAGATGTTGGCAGCTTCAAAGTTGCCTTCACCAACAATCAGCGTCAGACCTTTCACACCCAATGGCGTACCATCAATGCGTTTCAAGCCAGACATTGCCAATCGCGCTGCTTTGTAAGCTGCAGGGGTCAAAGCTTCACGAGAGCCGTATGCCAACTGCGGCAAGCCGTAACCCACAGCCACACGGGCTTCAACGCCGTAGTGGAATTTCTTCTGCATAAATACAGCTGGGTTTTGTGGGTCAGTTTGGCTGACAAAGTGATACGATTTGCGCTCTTGGAAAATGATTGGCTGGATTGGACGCGAATCATCCACCAAGAACCAAGGCTCTGCCGCACCCAACACCGCAGGGCGGTTGGCATAGGTGCCATCTTGGGCATCAATACCATTCACAGGGTGAGCGGTATTGAAGAATGGTACGCCATCAAAACCTTTGCCCGTAGTGAAACCTGCAATCAATGCTGGCCATGTGATTTCATCGGGATGGCGCGCTGAAGCATCACCCAAATTTGACATCAGTGGATTATAAATACCCAACTGATCATCTTCGAAATCATTGCGGTCAACAGAAACGGTCAGCTCATAATCTTTATTGGGCAAGTAGTAACCATGTGCCGTAAGATTGTGCAGTACTTTGTCACCCAACCATTCGCGCATACCAGGCAATTGACCCAGCCACTTATAATCATTGGCAGAAGTATTGCTCGGCACCTTCATAGCAATAATCATGTAGAATGATTTCACCTGATCAAATGCACCTTGGAACAATGTATTAAACGATGTTTGCGCAGCTTTGAGTGTTGCAGCATTGATCATGATGCCCGCCGCAGCGATTCCCATCCCGGTCGCTGCACTAGGCATGTCAAACGACATCGGAGCCAAAGCATATGCAGGATCAGTGCCTGCCACGAACATCAACGCGCAAGCCACGAAGGCAAGCGAGTAGATGCCTAATGTTTTTAGTTTTTTCATTTCATTCACCATTCCCTTATTTAATCTCAACCCAAACACCGCTGGCATCGATATCGATAATCTTGCCGGCAACGATTGAGTTGGTTGTTACTTTTGCTACGGTCCCGTCATCTTCCACCAAGGCGTTTGCCAAGATGTCAGCAACGGTGAGTGGGCTTGTGCCAGAATTGGCAAAGCGGAAAACACCGCGTTTTAGGGTGGCGTTAAGATCACCTGCGGTGCCTGCTGTGTTGTCCACACTGGACGCAACGCGCCCAGCCACTTTTAAGCCGGCTGTATTTGATGCGGGTACAACATCACCAGCTGCGTTGATTGCGCCCATTGAGCCAGCGAATAGCTGCGTTGCTGCAGCCACTGGCCGAGCAAACAGTTCGCCTGAGCGCTCTGGCGTATTTGCGTCTTTAGTTAGTGCCATGATTCACCTCCATAGCTTTTGTTTTTTTGAAATCGTCTTGGTTGATACCAAGCTGGGTACACATCGCCACTTCTTCAGCATTCAAAGCGTCAGCGGTTGTTTGCGTGTGACCTTCTTCGCCCAAGGGCACAGCTTTTGCGGCGTTGGCTGCGAAATCAGCGAAACCTTCGGGGTCTTTGCGGCAGTAGTTAGCAGCCCACGCTTTTGATGCTGGCGCAATCACACCTTTATCCAGCGCGGCATTGACTGCCACTTCAACACGTTTGGTTTCGTTTTCACTGGTAATGGTGAATAATTGATCACGCACTGTGTCAAACTCGTTGCGTGGCACATAACCGGTAAGGTCTTGTTGCGCATTTGCGGCCAAGGTTGTCATTTGCGTTTCAAGTTCATCAATCAAAGCGATGAGGTTTTGATCCTGAGTATTTGCAGCATCAGAAGATTCGGCGCTCATGGCTTTGAGGCGTGTGATTGCCTTTTCCATTTCAGCTAAGATTTCTTCTGGTGTCGCCAACTCGGGAAGGTTCAACATATACTTGAACCGTTCGAGTAGTTCGTCCATTTGGGATTCCTCCAGATTTTGTGCGTTTGCCACCGGCGTTAAATCACCGAGGTTTGGGTAGTGGGTTAAAGCAAACCCCTTAAACGACAGCGTTTCGCGAGTCGCCTTGTTATAAGTAAAAACAGGTGAGATATATCGAAACTCTTTGTTGCGAATAGCCTTAGCAGCGTTGGCCGTCCATTCGACAGTTGCCCATATGCCATCATTGGAGGCCTCGAGCGTGCTTGGTGTAATCCAGCCGCATGCAGGTGCGGCGGAACCAGTCTTGTCAGCATACAGAGATGCATGGTGGTAATCACCGGGATATTCAGCTGGATAGGCCTGAGCGTTGGCAATGATGTTATTAGCGTTGAACCTCCATTTCCGCCCGTCAACACCGTTGACCATCCCATCGGCATCTGCTTGGATTAGGTGGATGCGCTGTGTAACCCCAGCATCTGATGCCAGCACATCGAGCGAACATACAACAACACCAACATCGATTTGCTGTTGGTTGGGTTGTGCTTTGTGTGGTTGGTTGCGTTTCATGCAGCGAATTATGCGGCTGCGAATAGGTTAATCAGCTGGACGGGTGTCCTACTATTACTTACTTCTTGTGAAATCTATTTAGCGCGGCATGACGGATGATGTCAAACTGTTGCTTATAATGTAATGCCGTTTCACATGGTGCATCAATCGAGCAAGCGTATTACCAGAAAATCAGAAATCGCAGTGATATCATCATTGCTTACGCCCAAGAATGGCCGCGCTGGAATGGCTGCGCCTGGGAACATGCTTTGCGGTGAGGTGGTGCCGCCAAATTGATGCATGGCGCCATAGATTTTATTTGTACCAAATATCAGCTCTTCAGCTGAAGCTAATGGAACCATTGATTCCATCAGGTCGCCAGATTCAATCATAATCTTATCGGCATTCTTTTCTTTGCGCGATAACGTTAAATCAGAAAGCTTTGCCCATTTCTGGCCATCAGGGTCAACTTGGTCTTCAAACCGCTGCTTGGTGGATTCAATCATATGTTCGCCGATATCAGCAAACACATCGGTTAAATCATCGCTTTGCTCCAGCAGACGTTTGAAATACGACTGCAGCGCTGCATCATCAATGTGAACGTTGGTACTTGCGCCTGCCATCAACCACTCCTATACTACGATTAAGCTCATTGTGTACTAGAGGTGCCCAGAACCCAGCAATGATACACAGAGCAAAGGCTACGCTGGGACGTGGCCTTTCTTATGCCCCTCACTCAGGCACTGACCCGCGCTTAAACAATCGAATACCCTGCCTATTTCTTTCCACTTTACTGTTAAACTCATCTGCGCTCATCGATGTGTGCGCAGTGATGCCATGCCAGCCATGATCATAACCCATCACCACCACGGAAAAATACTGCTTACCATCCACATCATAACGCGAGAGATAAACACGGCTGGTTTTAACAATACCTTTTTCGCCATGCCAATACATGCCAGCCCACAGTTCATCGGGATGCTTTAGTGTTTCGGCAAGCATGGGAATTTCACTGCTTCGTGAGCGTTTCCCCATTTTCCACGCGCCATTTGAGCTTTTGAACAGTGCATCAGAAAGCACAATAGCTTCACCAGTGATATCAGTGAATACGGCTGGTTTGCCAATATCTGCACCAAACGGCTGCAGAAACGCACGCGCATAATGTTCTTCTTGCCCAGCATTCATCAGCGGCATGAGCTTGCCTTTATCAAATGCAAGTGGATCAGGAAGCAAATCCCGCGCGGCTGTGGCTGGAATCATTTTATCAAACCCGTGTGGCGGCTTGCCCAGCGGCGTTGGCACATGGTTATGCATCCAAGCACTGCGACCAGGCGCATAGGCAAAACCCGGACTGATACCTTCAGGCACATCTACGGTGCGTGGGTTCAATCCATTTTTGCCCACTTCAACTTTGCGCATCTTGATTTCTGGCGCTTCAGACACGCTCAAACCTTTTGCCTTCAATCGCGCTTCGCTTAAACCTGTGACCGAACAATTACAGCCCCAGCCATTTTGCGGGTAGTGGGTGAGCCAGAACGCATGATTGGCGGGTAGCACAAGTTTATCCCAGGCTAAGTGCTGTGGCCTTGCATTTTGCGAGGCGATGGAATGGTGGTATTGCCAATAGGGAAACCGCTGCAATTGCTCAAATCGGCCTGCATTGTAGGAGCCGCGCAGGTTGGTATGATAAATCACGCGGGTGCGCCAGCTGCGGGTGCCTTTGTAGTCCCAACCATGCGCAGTGACGATTTGGTCAAAGTCTTTTCGAAACTCAGTAAGCGTAGTGCCTTGGCTTATTGCTTTTTGGATAGCCGACTGGAAATCTTCTAGCATCGCTTGCTTGGTGGCTCCCGCCACGACAAAAGCATGGTCATGATTGGCCTGCCAAATGTCAGTCCAAGTGCGGGTGGGCAAAGCCAGCTTATTCTTGAAAAAAGCGATTTGCGCATCAAAAGGCAGCGAGCCGTACTTTACATCAGCCATGCGCGCCCCCTGCAACGGCGTTGCAACGCGTTACAAGCTTAACGTCTTCGCCAAATGCAGCACAAGGTGCCGAATCATAGTAAAAGGCGCTCTGTGGCGATTTAAGACGCTTGCTCATCAAGCACATCCTTTTGCCCTTGTAGGTCGGCAGTCATCATTGCCTTGGCCATGATTTCAGAAAGCGCCGATGCATCGATATCACCGAGCAGCTCGGGCAAACGGTTGGCCAACTCATCCAGCGTGGCCACCTCATCCATCAGTTGGCGCACTTGATCAAGCATGGCGTCTGTTATGGGTGATGCTTCATCTTCAAGTTGATCGGTAAGTGTATCGACAACATTTGGCTTGGGTGCCTGCTGAGCGTTGGCGGCCACTTCTTCAGCAGTAGGCTTGCCTTTTGGCGCGACCAGTGCTGAAGATAAAACATCATCGCCTGCGGCTGGTTTAGGGATATTAAATTTACCATAAAGGAAATCGGTACTGATAGGCAGACCCATTCGGTGCAGGCGCTCAGCGTTTTCGCCCAGCTCTTTTAAATCTTCGGGGTCTTCCACCACGATCGTAATTTTGGGATAACGATCGAGTGGACCAAGATTAAGGTCAACCAAGGGTTTCACCAAATCGCGAGTCAGCGTGCCGCTAAGCTGGCGCGCATCTGCTTTAAGTAAGTCATCACGCACATCGCCATGAAGGTCAGCCTGCCCTGAGCCCAAGCCGCCAGACATCGCATCCGCGCTGGATGTTTGGCCAAGCACACCTTTACTCATCTGTTCATCACAGAAGCGCGCAAGGCGTTCATAAAGGTCGGTGCTGCCACCTTTGCCGCCAGCCTCAACAAACTCAATCAGCATCGAGTCTGGAATGATTGCCGCTGCATCGGTGCCCATGCTGGCTACAGCTTGGAGCAGGATATCCTTTTCAGGCTCACTGGCTGAGTTGGGATATTTTCCCACACGCAATGGCTGCGCATACACTTCAGCAAAGGTCACCCAGTCTTTGAAGGTGAAGTTTTTAAACAAATACATCCAAGCACAGGGGCGCAAGATACCACCACGCACCGCAATGCCTGATTTGGCTTTGTGGATGTGGGTGATATATTTGTATGGCGTGAGTGGTTTGCCATCGATGTAAGCCGCATCGAGCATACGCAGCTCCGACATAGACTCTTGATCAAAGCGGAACCACTTGGGCTGGCGCCATTTCAAATCTTCAATGATGGCCTCTTGCTTATAAATGCCCCAGATGATTTCGGTAGCTGAATAACCTTTGCCAATGGCATCAAGAATATCTACAAGCTTTTCAGGAAAGTCTGAAATGTTTTCCAGATGGTCAGCCACCAATTCCGTAGCTTTCTGTTCTTTTGCATTGGGCGACTTTGGTGCTTCTACCTTGATTTCCAAACCTGTGATTGCGCGCTTACGCGTGCCCATGATAGATGATAAGTGCAGGTCTTTTTCTTCCATCTCCTCAAAGAGCTCACATTGTGCATGTGGGTCGCCCTGATCGGCTTGCTGCAAGATGTTGGCCAACCGATATGGCGTGATACCATTGGAGGGGTAGTTTGAGAAAACCTGACGCACCCCACGCATCGATGGCGCTGATTCCTCTTCTTTTAAATTGTTTCGCTGAACTGGGTGACCATGCGCGTCATATAATGTTACCACGGTTGTTCTCCTTTATTGTCCATTAATAGCCACCTTGCTTAAACCGACCTGACTGGTGATCTTCTGAATGATTGGGTTGCATCGAGCTTTGATGATCAGGTGAACGGCTGATGCCTCGGTATTCGATTGGTGCCATCGTGTTAAAGCTTTTGTTATGTGCCAAAACCATTGCAATCGCACTATCACCATGCCGCTCGCCGTTGCTGTCTGTCTTGCCCTTGGGCACACGCGGCACGCCGTTGACCATCTTGATTGCACGGTGGTCTTCTAAAATGTCGTCATGTTTAGGAATGGTGATTTCATGATCTTCATAAGCTGCTTTGTAGACAGGCATTGTTTCGCGATACCAGCCTTCAGTGAAATGAACCTGGTCAATCATTTTACCATATTCATCTGCCGCTGATTCAGCAATGTATGAACCATTACCACCCGCATCTATAGCGCCCCCACTTAACCGCGGTAAACCGTCAGCAACAGCAAACAGCACCTGTTCTTGTTGCTTGTGTGGCACATTGTGCAACTCAACAATAAAGGGAACGTGGCGATGCAATGTGGCGCCAATCTCCATTGGCACGATATCTGACATGTCGCCTGAACGGGCAAAATCCATGCCAAACACATGGCGACGTGTTTTGTCCAGGCGCGAAAGTAGCGGTAAGACATTAGCTTTAATCCAGTCTTGCATCTCAGCTCTGCGCACTGGCTCGGGAGCCATATTAAAGCTTGCTGAACCTTTGAACTGAACCACTGGCGCCTCAACCATACAAGACTCAATCAAAGCCCTGGACATGTAAGCACCACCACCCATTGATGGAATGCAGAAAAGCTCTTCATCTTCATTGGGGCGATAACGTTTAACAATGGTGTCACGCCATGCGGCCTCAGCTTCTGCAGACCATTCTTTGCCAGTGACCTCACAAATCTTTTTGAAGTAGCCATCAGCCAGGGCTTCATCAAGCGTGACGCGGTGCAATGAATAATCATAGCGGCCAGCGCGTACATCGTTGATGAGCTGATTGAACGGGTTGTCATCGCCATTGTGGGTACTGATGATATGAACTTCACCACCCCACATGGTCATGGCCATTGCAGCTTTAAGCAGCTCTGCCAAATCATCAATAAAAGCAGCCTCATCAATAATCAGCCTATCTTTTGGCCTACCTTTGGAGCGCAGATTGCGGGGCGATGACGATAATGCTTCAATGATTTTTCCTGAAGCGAACTTGATTTTGTAGATGAGA